GTTCGGGGTCAGACCTTCACCGTTGAGTGTGGTCATACCGTTACCGAAGGCATAACCAGCGGCGAACGGATCTGTACCAGCAGCAGCAGGAGAGGTAGCACCAGAGAACGCAGAGTCTACAACGCCTGTGGGAGCAATGTACAGAGCTTCTGTATCATTAGTACCAACTTGACCATTGGTCGCACCACCAGAGGTTGAGTAGCGTGACTTCATGGCGAAGATCAAACCAGTCGGCATCTGCATCGGCTGAACGCCACAAACGTCATACGCCATTAGCTGAGGCATTGCACGACGAACTAGGGCGATGAGGATAGGATCGAAACCACCACCAGTGGCAGCAGTACCCATCGCACCAGAGGCATCACCAGTAGGATAGGCTTCCTGGATGATCTGACCCTGCTTGATCGCTTCACGTTCCTGATTTTCGAGAAGGACCGCTGTTACCTGCTTGCGATACTTATCGGTGATGGGGGCAAGTTCTGCATGATCCAGAACGCCTTTCCATTTATTTAGTAAATTTGTTGACATTTATTTCTCCTTGAAAGATGTTAGAACTATACTATTATTTATAAAAATTAAAACTTGAGGCTGCGAGAGATGGTATCTACATACTTACCCATGCGAGTATTTTCGTGGAGCAATTCCTCTTGAGGACCAGTTTCGGTCTCCAACTTGGTATCACTCTTTACCACAGTCTTGGTGAATGCATTTTCCTTGATTACCGCAACTTTATTCTTGAAACTCTTCTCATCTTCAAAGGCTACATCTTCAGTTAGTTTCTTGAACTTTTCTACTTGTGTTGCTGTCAGTCCCTTGGATGATTCGAGGACTACCATTTCCTTGCGTTGTTTGTTGTACTTACTACGCAACTGAGCATTCTTTTCAATCTGTTCATTCAGCTTTTGTTCGGCTTCAGTTACTTTGGTTCCTAGTTCAACAACCATGTCACGAGTAGGAATATTTGTGAAATTGTACTGCTCATACATACCCTTCATATTGGATAGGAACGCCTCAGCAATCTGTACCTTGATGCCATTTTCAAGAGCAATCTTATTGTTTTCTGCCCACTCTTCGGCAACATATGTCAGGTACTTATCAAGCTTGTTTGTGAAGGCTTCGGAATATTCGTTATTGATAGGTCCATCGTCAGCCGATGTCATAGGATCAGGAGATGCGTTCTGCTGTTTTTCCCATTGTGTGAACATATTAACTGCATTACTCTTATCAGCCAACCAATTCAATAATTCTAGTACGAAGTTGGTAGCAGGTGCAGCAGCCGTATTCGACTTCAGATCAGCAGCCATCTGGGCGATTGCCAGTTTGGCTTTGGTAGGATCTTCGAATCCTACCCGGAAAGCTCGCAGTAATTCAGGATCTTTCATGAACCCAGAGAGTTTGGATTTGAGGTTAGTAGCAGCATCTGCGTCATCCTCTTCATAAACTTCCTCGTCTTCTTCCTCAGGTTCATCGCCGTCTTTGTGTTCTTTCTTTTCCTGAGAAGGAGTTTCCTTGGCTTCGTGCTCGGGATCCTTTTCTTCGTCAGCCGATGTAGGTATAGTTTTACTGACTTTCAATGTTACTTCGGGTGTATCGAGATCAGTTGACATGATGTTCAGCTCACCTTGTACACCATCATGAATGATGATATAATCTTCACCATTAACTGTAACCTCACCTAAACTAGCCTTTTTGGATTTGACACCAGGAAAGTCTTTGTAATCAGAGGCATCAAAAGCTTTCATCTTAATCATACCTTTATCGAATAGGCCTTTGATTTTCGATGATGTTACACCAAGAATACGTTTACCTCTACCCTCTTGCATTTCATCTTCGGCTTCAGGACCCTTTTCGTCGTCTTCATCGTCTTCATCGTCGTGTGCTTCCATACGAGTTGCAACAACATCTTCGAGCATCGCCGAGATCCGTTTCTTCGCATCTTCCTTGATGTCGTTACCTTCAAAGATAGCGTCGAAAGATAATTTATTTTTTGCCATGAGTTGATGTCTCCTGTTTTCTTGTATTAGTATTTATATAAATTAAAGTTCTGACAGCCATTCTTGAAAGATGCGAATCTTCTCTTCCATCAAGTCGTTCTGTGAAACTTTATTGAGTCGTTTCTTTATTTGTGAAGCTTTCTTTTCTTGCAGTTTTCCATTGTTCCAGATCCATTCCTTCTCTTCCATAACAGCAGTTACGAATGCCTCAGGAGCCGAAGGATCAGCAACAATGTCAGCAGCAGTCATTAGTCTGAAGTCGGGTTGCACAATATTCTTGGCACCTTGCTGTTTCAGAGTTCCGACACCACGAGAAGAAACTCCCAGAGTCGCCCCAGCATCAATGAGTGCCTTGACGATATTACCATTGGGTGTTCCTAGAATTTCTGCTCTACCAATGAAGTTATTACCATCACGAGTCAGGGATCGAATCATATGAGACACTCGCTCCAACTGAATGGTAGGAGTATCAGGATGACCCAGTTCGCCATAGGCCCGATTGGTATCAATATGTTCTTTGCTATATCGATCAATTTCTTCGGAGAGAGTATCAATAGGATACTCTCTGCCATTACGATTCACCAGATCACCCTGAATGAAGATACCTTCCAGAAAGTATTTTCTGGCTCCATCTTTTCCTTCTGTGATTACCTTTACTGAATCGTGGACTTCTGTTAAGAGTTTCATTTAGACTTTGACAACTCCTTATAGATTTGAGTACTGTTGAGAGTATCCGGTTGCACCAGACAAAGCAGGACCAGTCGATCCAGTCATAGAATAGAAACCAGTCGCACCAGAGTTATAGGTACCAGTAAGAGGCTGCTTCAATACAGTCATAAGCACTGTGTAATATCCAGTCGCCCCAGCAGTAAGAGAAATCTGACCAGTCTTACCAGCAACAGCAACGTTATTCCAGGCATATGCAGAGTAATCTCGTTTGAGTCTCATCTGGCCATTACCACTTAAATTGCAGATATTGACAGATGAGGCACCTACCCAACTAAGAGTGAGTGGTTGGGTGGTTGACCAATTAATAGATTCGATTGCAAGTTCGGCTGCAATAAGTCCTGTGGACCCACCAATAATACCTGTGGCACCTGCTGGAGACCAAGATCCTGTTGCACCAATTTGATTGCCCACCCAACCAGTTAGAAACGAAGGATCAACAATAACAGAAGCAGATTCAGCAACATTCGAACCTGTTACCAATATGGTTGCTCTGTGTTGATCCTGTCGTAGAATTTGCGCTGTTCCGTTTAATGCCATATGGTGTCCTTAGTATTTCCTGATGATTTCTTGTTTCATATTATTCAGAATCTCAGTCGCCTTAGCATAAAGAATCTTACTAACAGGGCTTTCCAGTTTTGATGGTTGGTTCTTCTGTGTGGCTGTCATGATATCTTTAATGTATTTATTCTCAGTGGATTTGTCCATATATGCTCCAATAATATTTATTGTTCTTCTTCAGGGGTTTCTGGAGTTTCGACTGGAGTTTCTTCTTCTGGAGGTGTACCACCACCTTCAATACCAGTTTCTGTTTCTCGTTCCACCTCAGGATTAACCAGACCATTATCAATATCAATCTGTTCCATATCCTGATCGGTCTGCTTCAGGAAGTTCTGGCGAATATACTTCTGGGAGTAATAACCTTTACCCATATCAATTGCCTGTTTTGCAACTTCCATTCTCCGAGAAATAATTTCGGATTCATTATATTCCATGAAGTGAGATTCACCACGGAAGTCATAGAAGATAAGATGTTTAAGTTCGGTTTCCCATTCATCAGGAGTGATGATCTCTTTGAGAATCAATTGTTTCCTGAGTAGATCCGAGAATATGACAGAGAATCTGGTTCTAAGTCGTTGAACAAACTTGAAGAACTTAATTTCTTCTCTGTTAATTTCTGTTGACTTACCTGTGTTGAATGTTGCAGCATCATCCAGACGAGCCACAGGGACGTGCAAAGATCGATATAGTTTGCGTTGGAAGTACTGAACGTCGGTGAGTTCACCAAGATTCATACCACCAGGAAGAGTTCCGATTTCTGTTCCACGTCCACCTTCACGACGAGGAAGCCAGAAGTCTTCGGTCATTGTCTGAGTCTTCTTGTCGTCTCGGACTTCACCAGTCTCGGAATCATATACAATCTTATTACGATATTTGTTCATAATATCGTTTACATATTGTTCGGCCTTGACCTTGGGAAGATTACCAACGTCAATGTAGAAGATTCTGCGTTCTGGTGCTCGGGATAGACGATAGATAACAGTAGCATCTTCGAGCATTCTTAGCTGATTCAGTGGCTTGATTGCCTTGTGAAGATAAGAAAGTACCACAATATTATTCTTATCATCCACAAGACCTGATGTTACCGAAGCCACCGAATCNACCGGGAGTNTTAGATTCTGGTGCTCATTGTATACATAGAACTCGGTGATATCAGAGATGACTTCCACACCACGAGGATTCTTTTCTCTGTTTACTTCCTTGATCCTTTTGACCCTACGAGGATCCATATAGGATAACTGTTGAATACCATCTTTGGGACTATTGGTATCAATGGCAATATAGTAATAGATTCTACCATCAACATACCATCTCCTGAAAATTTCGTATGAGTTCTTATCGAAATTTAGCAGAGACAGGATGGTGGTGAATTCCTCTCTGATAGAATCTTTGATATCGTCCGAATACTTTACCTTCTGAAGATCAATTGAGACAGGGGCTTCCTGACCATCAGTAGAGATAGCTTCGTTTACGATTTCGTCTACAGCGGATTCGACCTCGGCCTGAAGAGCAACTTCTCGATACTTATTAATCAGCAGGTTCTCATTTGTTGTAGAGAATTCTAAAGAATAAGAAGTACCAAAATATCCACCAGAAGATACTACTGAGCCTTCGGTGTCAAGCGGAGGAACGATTGAGTTGATACTCTTTCGNTCCTCCGCCTTGATTTCTTTATCAGTACGAACAATTTTGAATCCAAAAAAATCTAGTGCCATTATATGGTATTATCCTTTTTGTTTGTTACTGATTAGATAGTGAACGGACCGTCTGTGGTGTCTGATGTGAAGTAATTATACTGTAGTGTTACTGTGAACTCTTCGATGGTATCTGTGGTTTCCCAGCTAACATCGATTGCTCCAATTTCACTAGGATACATATCTTTGAAGTTGTATGTCTTGATAGGAAGATCATNACCAGTTTTTGCATATTGGCGAACAAAAGCATCACCACGATAACCAGCAGGAGATACACCACGGGTGTTACCCTGANATGCATTAACAGCATTCTGCCAACGTTCGAATGCATTCCTTACTGAGAAACTTTCATCGTTGATTACTGTTACTGTCCACTCAGCAAATGTTCTATCGCCAGCAACCTTGATCTTTCTACCGAAGTAGGGAACTTCAATAGTACCTACAGTTGATGCAGGTAACTGAGCAGTCTTGCACATAAATTGAAAGTCTGAGACAGGAGACCCAGCAGAAGAAACAGGGAAGTTGATTTGAGCACGGAATAATGTAGGTCTTGCTCCTTCACTAACCAGACG